GGCGGAGCCGATGCGCTGCATGGCGGTGGATCGATACACGACGGTGGCGGACAACCTGGCAGCATTGGCAGCAACACTCGAAGCAATGCGGGCGATCGAGCGGCACGGCGGCGCGGAGATTCTCGAGAGAACCTTCTCCGGGTTCAAACAGCTGAACGCGGAGAACGAAGGCCCGAGCTGGTGGAGCGTTCTCCAGGTCGATGCGCATGCCACCGTGGCCGAGATCGATACCGCGTACAAAAAGCTGGCGCGGTTTGCGCATCCGGATATGCCGGGCGGGAGCGAAGCTGCGATGGGTGCGCTGAATGTGGCGCGCGACCAGGGTTTGAGTGTGGCGCGGCAGAGGAGCTGATATATGGCGAAGCAAGGGCCAGGTGAACCCGTTTGCCCTGGCCGATGTCTGGGTGCCGCACTCGGCGGGGATCGCGGAGATGCTGGAACGGATTCATGTGTTGGTGGCGCGGCGGCGTGGACCTAAGCCGGCGAAGCCGGTTGGAGTGATGAGCGAACGGAGGATGGCATGACGATTGTAGAAATGTTGGAACGCGAGATAAAGCGCTCCGAGGAATTTTCCAGACAGAATTTCGGGCTGGAAGGTGGCTCGGACTTTCCTGAAATAGCGCGTGAGGTGCTCAGCAGCGAAAAAATGAGCACGAAGTTGTTTATGAACTTCATGATGATGACGCTGGGTGCCAAAAACGTAGCGGACAAGCTGGCTATGAAGGTAGACGACATGAAATCGATCGCGCGGTGCGAGCCGCTGATCTACAAAAATGCGCTGGAATTCTTTTACTGGGGCATCCAGGTCGGCAGGGAATTGGAGAAGCAGAATAGCCACACGCTGCAGAAGCTGGAGCGGCAATGACTCTTTGAGGTCTATCGAGAGCAGCGGCAGAAACAACTAGGGAGCGGGTTATGAGCAAAGCTGCAGAGCACTTGTGGGTCAACGGCGTTGTCGCAGTGCGGGACAACATGCCGTACATCCAGCTATCGAACGAGAACGGGATGGTCGCGCAGCTGACGATGGCGCAAGCCCAGCAGGTGGCGCGGGACATCCTGGTGATGGCGGCGCGGACCGAGATGGACGCGATGGTGCTGAAGTTTTTCAGCAAGCAGGGGTTCCCCGAAGGCGCGGGCGCGGCGCTGATGACGGAGCTGCGAGACTTTCGTGCGGAGCAGGATGCGAAGGAGGTCGAAAGACCATGATTTATACGATCGACCTTTTTCTGCTGAAACGCATTCACTGGCTGCGGGAGTTTTGCGAGGACTGGTTCTCCTGGAGCTGCCGGAGATTCGAGCGTGGCCTGATTGTGTTGTATGCGGCGCCGATGCTGATGGCGAACCTGGGAGCCGGGCACGCCAATGTCTTTTCCATAATGGTGGTGTGCATGGTGGTGGTGCTGGTTCCCTGGATGTGGCGGCAGCAGCGGCAGCCGGACAGCGTTCGCACGATGCTTCTGTTTCAAACCGGCATGGCAATCGGGCGGGTAATTCTGGCGCTGCTTGCGTTGATCGATCTTGCGCTGATTGGCATGCCGCCGATCACCTGGCATTCCGTGATGAGTGCGTTGCCGATGACGTTCTACGCGATGTTCATGTGCTCGGTCGCGCTGCCGCGAGGGGGCAACAAACCGGGGCGCAAACGCAAGCTGGCGGTTGCGGAGTTGAAGAAGATGTTCGGCGGATGGCTGCCGTCGCCGGCGGGGAGTCCAGCATGAGCGCTCAGGGTTTCGACCTCTGCGGCGGTTTGCGGTAGCCCGGACGATGGTTGCGCAGGGACGCATTCTGCTCGGCCACGCGGGTGTCGATCCATCCCAGGAAGACTTCGACCGGGCGGTAACGTCGCTTCTCGCCGCAGAGCGGGCAGGACACGACGATGTTGTCGCGAGGGAAGGCGTCGACGCCGGCCGGAATTGCGCGGGTACACCGCTTGCAGGTGACGACGAAGCTGGAGCCGCTGCGGGTGAACGGCTGCGACGTGTACCAGGCTCCCATCAGCGAAGGTTAGGCGAAAATCGGGAATCGGCCAACATGCCTGGTTGTGGAAGCCGGCCGGAACACAATCGCTGGTGGTTTTTAGAAGTTCAGGCTGCGCTGCTGCGGGTTGGGCTTCTTCTGCCAGCCGGGCCGGGCTGGAGCTCCATGCACGAGCTCCAGGCAGCGAGGGCAGCGTTTGTCGAACCGGCCGAAGGCTGCGGTGCATGCCTTCGAGTGCAGCAGCTTGCCGCCTTTGGTGCGGCGCCCGAGGTCCATCACGCCGAGACCCCCTCGGCAGCGAAGATCTCCTGGACGGACTTCGACGGTCCGCGGCGGCCGTAGTGCGGTTTGCGGCTGCAGTCGAGCTCGCGGCAAAGGATGAACTCCTGCCATTCGGTGAGCGGCTCCTGAGACCAGAAGCCGGCATGGGTGGCCGCACGGCGATCGGCGTCTTCCGTGTAGGTTTCGGGTGTGTTGTGTGGGATATGCTTGAAACGCGCGGGTGCGGCAACTCTTTGACGAGAGTGCATGATTTGCCTCCAGGGGCAGGTTGTGCGGGCTGAACCCGCGTTCTGTTTGCCGCCGGTGACTCCGTTGACGCGGAGAGCGGCGGGGTGGAGCTAGGCGCTTCACCAAGGCTTCTGGCCCGGAGAACCCGCTCGGAGCTTTGGGTGCTTGTGGCAGTGCGGTTCATGGATGCGGCGGGCGCGCGCTCCCATTGGCTCCCCGCAGTAGCGGCAGGGCGCGAGTTTGGTGCGGTCTCCTCCGGAGAAGGTCTTGCGTCTTCGGGAGAGGAGGCTGGCGGCGGCAGAGATGGCTTTTTTCGTGGGCATAGGTTTAGTTTTGCCGGGTTACGTACCGGCCCCGAGGTACCACCCTCAGACGCACCGCTTACCGTAGGAACGGCGCGGCGGAGCTTAGCGGGATTCCAGCCGGGTGATACGGGTCTCGTGTTCGCGGGAGATGCCAATCAGGATCATGATGTCGTCGTGGGCTTGTTTCCGGGTGGCGGCGATCTCCGACTGAAGCGCAGTGCGCAGACCACCGATCTCGCTGGTAAGACGAGCATCGAGACGGTTGTAGTCGCTGCGGTTGAGGAAGATGCCGACGAGGACGGTGAAGGTGGGGATGCCGATGGTGAGGATGGTTGCGATCACTTTGGTGCTCCTATGTGGCCGGTTGCCACTGTCTTAGTTATACACATGCAGCGGAGCGTGTGTCAATAAAATTCGACGCATCTACAACAAAAGTGTCAGTTCGGGAAATCGGGTAAAAGCGGGTAAATGTCAACCTGAAGCACGCGGCGGGTGATGCCTGCAAGGGGTCAAAGGTTGTAACTGGCGTCGAAAATCAGTTTGCGTTCGCGCAAAACTTCGGATAGAGTCTTGAATGCTTGCCCGGTGGGGGCTGGTGGTTTGGGTTGTTGTGGGGATTTGACGAAAATTCTTATGAGGGCGCCCGGAACATCGGACAACGACGACCTCCCTCGAAGCAGGTCACTCGGATGAACGATCCCGTGCGCCGCTTCGTAAAACAACCTGCAACTGCCAACTAGAGAAACACCTCTTTCCCGACAGCCTCTGTCGGTTTTTTTGTGCCCTTTCTGCTTTGGAGATTCTCTCGATGCGTAAACGCTGCCGGAGCCGTGTGCGATCACGCGGCAAAGTGGTTCTGAATGCCTACACCCGCATGGTGGCGTACTTCGCCTATGCCCAGCAAACGGAGAAGTGGCGGGAGTGGAGCTTCCGGACCATCTCGCAGCGCCAGGCGGAGCAGCTGGTGGCTGCGGGCGAGGCGATGCCGATCACGCGGCAGATGGATGGCGTGGTGCAGATCGTGGGGTATCGCGCGCTGCAGCCGACGAGCTGGGAGCGGCCGAGCCCTGCGACCCTGACCCTCGGCACGATGCAGGCGGTGCTGCGTGAGAGCTATAAGGAGCGGCTGACCAGGCGGCAGCGGGACGAGATTCTGAAGTTCAGGGTGTGGGCGCTGATCGGCGACGAGAAGGCGGTGGCGGTGCGGCCGAGGATCTCGGAGGCGGAGTACAGGCTGGCGGTGAAGCTGCTGGGACGGCCGGCTTGGCAGGTCCAATCCGGAATGCTGGCCGCGTGATCTGGCATCCCAACCGGACTCCGTTCGAGGGTGTGCTGACGCTGGTGGATGTGGCCAGCGACAAGGCCCCGAGCGGAGCAAAGAACCATCGGAAGAGGTGCCCTGGTCGCAAGCTGGATGAACGATGCTTGTGTGGGGCCGAGGGTCATCGGGTGATATTGACGCGGGCGGCGGCCGAGGCAGCATTGCCGAGCCTGCTGGGTATGGCGGTGGACTACAGGGCTGGCTGGTGCGGCCACGACGTGAGGCAGAAGTGCGGCGTAATCGAGGCGGCCGAGTTGGTGGGAGCTGCATTGCACGTCGGCGGCTATCTGTTCGGGAGAGACTTTCCCGAAGTGGTGAAAACAGCCCGCCGCCGAGGTACCTGGTGGAACGCACTCGGCATGAGTTACGAGCTGGCCGATGCGCATGTCACCGATATGCGGCAGGAGATCTGGACGCTGACGCGGGTGACCTTCACGGGAGCGGCGATCCTGCTGTGCAGGAAGGCGGCGTATCGCAGGACGAGCTTCCGGCTGGTGGAGAGGGAACTGGCTCTGGCAGCTACAGGCACTGAGCTGCGGATGATTGAGGATGAGGTTGAAGAAGACGCCGAAGAAGCCTACTGCGCCGGCGCGTAGTAAAGCCCGTACGAAGAGGGCACGAAAGCCAGAAAGCACGAAAGCCAGAAAGGTGGCTCCGAAGCAGGAGCAGTTCATCCTGGAATACCTGGCCAACGGCTTCAACGCGACCAGGGCGGCGATCGCGGCGGGGTACAAGGCGGCGAACGCCGATACGCAGGGCAGCCGGATGCTGGCGAATCCGCAGATCGCGAAGATTATCGCGGAGCGGACCCGGCAGATGTGCGAGAAGCGGGAGATCACGGCCGAGCGAGTGCTCGACGAGATCGCGAAGATGGCGTACCTCGATCCGAGGAAGCTCTTCACCGGCGATGGGGACCTGATTCCGATCCACCTGCTGGGCGATGACACGGCGGCCTCGATCGCGGGTGTCGAAGTCTCGGAGATCAAGGACGACGGCTTCGTCATTGGCAAGCTGAAGAAGATCAAGATCGCGGACAAGCGCGGCAGTCTGGAGCTGCTGGGCCGCTACCTGAAGCTGTTCACCGACAAGGTGGAGCATTCGGGGTCGCTGGGTGTGCAGCTGATCACGACGGTGCCACGTCCGCAACGGAAGGCTCTACCGAAGGAGAAGTGAGAGACATGAAGGAAAGATACTATTCAGCGCAAGAAGCGGGAGCTCTGCCAGTCGATCAGTGCAACACCGCAACGAAGTCCGTAAGCGGCATTTCTGGGTCGGTATGTACCGATGAACCATCATCTTCTGTTGTGAAACGGCTGCATTTAGTGAGCCAGCGCGCCGAATCATTGCGGAACTCAAGTATGAACATCTTGGCCGGAGTGCTTCAGCAGCCAGGTGACAGCCAAAAAGAAAGAGCGGGGCGCGTTGGGCTTGAAGGTCAGCTCCGCGATGTACAGGAAGCTCTGGAAGATGCCGAGCGGACGTTGCAGGTGCTGGGCAACTACCTCTTCGCCTAAGCCGCAATGGATGGGGTACATCGTTTCGCGCAGGACTTTCAGTCAAAGCTGCTGAAGATCCACTTCGACGAGCGCTACGATCCTTACCCGAAGCAGCGGGCGTATCACTCGTCGCTCGCGCCATTCAACTTCCTGGGTGGAGCGGCGGGGCCTGGCAAGACGGCCTGCGGGCTGGTCGAGCACATGGTGGCGACGGCCGAGTTCAACATGGACGACGCGCCGCATGTGCACACGCTGATGGTGCGGCGGACGCAGCCGAAGCTCGAAGCCACGCTGATCACGCGATTCCGGGAGCTGATCCCGAAGGAGCTATACGCGAAGTTCAGCCATCCGAACGGCCGGGCGACGGTGACCTGGCTGAATGGAGCGACGACCGTCTTCGGCTCGATGCAGTACGAGCACAACGCCTGGGACTATCAAGGCCAGTGGCTGAAGATCTTCTACGACGAGCTCTGCGAGTTCACCTTTACGCAGTGGAACGCGCCCTCGGCCTGGAACCGGTGTCCGGTGTCGCCGTTTCCGACGAAGGACGGGGCGGGGAATCCGATCGGGATTGGCGCGCCGTGGGTGCGCAGGCTGTTTGTGGAGCACCGGCCGTGCGACGAGATGGACGACGATCAGCGGAAGGCTTACAAGGCCGCTGACTACGCCTACTTCCCGTGCACGTATCTGGACAACCCGATCTACGCCAACGATCCCCGGTTCCTGGCGAACCTGAACAGCTATCCGAAGGCGATTCGGGATGCGCTGCTGAACGGCAGCTGGGACATCGTCGGCGGCTACTTCTACGGCGCCTGGGACGACGCAGAGAACACCTGCCCGCAGGAAGAATGCCAGCCGCAATCGTGGCATAAGCGGTGGATCTCCGGCGACTGGGGCTTCGAGCACTGGGCAGCGCTCTACTGGCACTACATGGACGACTTCGGCGTTGTACGTACGTACAAGGAGCGCCTGGTGAAGCACCACGACCCGGAGATGCTGGCCGAGCTGGTGATCAAAGAGTCGCTCGACGAGAACGAGAAGATGCCGAAGTTTCAGTCGTTCCCGTTCTCGCATGATGCGTTCGCGGACCAGACGACGAAGAGCTACGGGGCGAACCCGAACTCGGTTGCGATGCGCATGTCGCGAGTGATGCGGCCGTTTGCGCTGCCGCTGCCGATGAACTCGGGCCGGGACAAGATCGGCCGCGAACAGACGATGTACAACGTGCTGCGCCGGCGGGTGCCGTGCGGGAAGACGGCAGACGGTGTGCCGATCCTGCGGGCGAACTGGATCATCTCGGACGAGTGTCCACGGCTGATCGAGTGCATCAAGAGCGCGCCGCGGGATGAGGATCACCAGGAGCAGATTGCGGAGTTCCTGGGCGACGATCCGCTGCAGGGCGCCGGTTATGGGATCTACCACATCGTGGGCGGTCCGGCGAAGAAGCCGCGCGAGCAGCTGGTGAGGGAAGAGATCGAGGCGGCGCCGGATGAGCGCAGCCGGCACTGGATCCGTTTGCGTGAGACCGAGCGCAGGAACGCAGCGTTGCGGCCGAAGCAGTACTGGGAGACATAGTGAAGATTCGAGACAGAGTGCGCCAGGCGGTATGGAGGTGGATTGGAATCCATGCGTTAGGCGACCGGATCGGCGTCGAGACGATGGTGCTGCGCGGTGAGCTGCGTGCACAGCGCGATGCGGAACAGCGGCGCTACTTCGACCTTCAGCACGGCCAGCAGGAGATGGAGCAGAAGATCGACCTAGTCGGTGCGCAGCTGGTTGTGGTGACTCAGAACCAGACGGCGCAGCTGGCAGCGATCAACAAAGTAGTCGAGAGCCTCGAGCACCTGATCAACCTGGTGGAACCGAAGGCGGGGCGATTGCGCGCGGGTGCGCCGCTGGTGCTCGATTGGGACGAAGTACAGCGACAGAATGCAGCACAGCAATTGGAGAACAACGATGGCCAGCCCGTTCGTAGGTAAAGATGGATCGCGTCACACCAACCATGACAGCATGAAACGCGCCAATGCGCGGTTCGGCTCGAAACAGCCGCAGAAGAAGATCGGCGGCGGTGAGCAGGATGCCGGCGGCGGATACAACGAGGGCGCCGAAGAGGAAGCGATGGGCGGAGCTGCGGACGGTGGCGCGCAGGACGGCGCAGCGATGGCGGCCGAGCACGGTCCGGCGACTGAGATCAGCATGCAGCACGATCACGAGAATGGACGGCACACCGTGCACGCGGTCCACTCCGACGGGCATCAGCACGAGAGCGAACACGCGAGCGCGGGTGAGGCGCATAAGTTCGCCTCGGATGTAGCAGGCGTGGGCGGCGGCGGCGAAGGGTACTAAAGGGGACAAGATGCAGCGAAGAAACCATCGGCGCGTAGGCGCCGCGATGCAGTATGCCGTGCGCGCGTGGCTGAACCAGACCGCCTTCGGGCGAGGAGTGTTTTTGCCTCAAAAGCATCCGCAGCTGGGCTGGCGGCTGGTCCAGAAGTGTGGAGGCGCGCGCCCGGCACAGATCCGGGCCGCGGCGAAGCAGATTGTGAAGGCCGGGAAGCTGCCCTCCGGGATGCGGGCTCAGCTGCGGAGAAGCGTGTGAAGACTAAAACAGTTGACCTGGGCCGCAAGGGGTCGTTCGAGGAGAAGCCTGGTGCGCTGCACGAGGACCTCGGCATTCCCCTGGACAAAACCATCCCTGAACAGCGTCTCGAACAGGCCGAGCACTCGCGCAACCCGCAGATCCGGCGGCGCGCGATCTCGGCCGAGGGATTCAAGCACATGCATCACGGTGGTGGCCGCTAGTGAGGATCACAGCACGTTTTACCTGGGAGCAGATGGTTTGGTACGGAGGGTATCCGGGATTTATGGGAGCCGCTCCAACGCTCTCGGGTCTGATCGGCAAATGCAAGCAGCACTATAAGGCCCTGCTGGATGCGCGCCTGGCACAGGCACACATGAGGCACGGTGGCCGATGACAATACGCAGACTTCCAGTGATGACCACAAGAGGAGTCATGCTTTGCGAAGTTGATTCTGACGACCCGATTGATGTGTACAAAGAAAAGCTGAAGGCTGCGATGGACGCGCAGACCGACGACCTGCTGGCCGACTACATCAAAAATCACCTGCTGTCGCGAGGAGCTCGGGTTGGCTCCGCGTAACGCAATGCTGGAGCCGCTGCCGGACGATCCCGATCACGTTCCCGGGCGGTACGCGGCGATCGACGTCTCGCCGGAGCCGATCTTCGGGCCGGACCAGCTGGGCACGTACAAGTCTGCGATCGAGGACCTGACGACCTCCGCCACGAGAACCGACTCGAGCTCGCGGATCTTCGAGGTGCTGCAGGCCTGGGAGGCGCGGCTGTTCTCGCGCGGGTATCAGTTCCTGACCACGGGCAACAAGGGCATTGGGCTCTATGGCGGACCTGGCACGGCGAGCCCTTCGTCGATCATGGCGATGGGCAACGCGATGAAGCTGTTCCCGGTGAACGTCTACGGCGCCCGGGAAGACAAGATCATCGCCGCCGGCGCGAGGGAGGTTCCCGGGCTGAAGTTTGCGCCGAAGGACCCGGACTCGCCTCCGGACCAGTCCGCGGCCGACGAGAGCGACAACTACCTGAAGGTGTGGCTGCTCGACTCGAATATCAAGGGCGTCGTCTCCCGCATCTGGCGATACTTCTACACCGATGAGACCTCGCTGCTGTGGACCAGGTCCGTGGCGGATCAGCAGCGGTGGGGCACCGAGATGCCGGACGAGCCCAAGGTTTATGGCGCCGGCGAAGCTGGCGGCGTATCCCCGGAGACAGAATTGCAGGGCGATCTCCCGAACAGTGGCCGCAGCGAGCCGGATGGCGAGGTATTGCCGCCGGAGGGTGAGGATTCCGACACGGAAGACTCTGCAGCCGAAACCAGCGAACAGCCTGCGATCTGCGAGCTGACGACGGCCTATGGGATTCTCGAGCGCAAGGTTCCGATCTACTGCGACGAGATCCACGAGATGGGGTACGTGCGGATCGCGACCGAGGTTGATGTCGACATTCTGAAGGAGAAGTATCCCTGGATCGAGGACAAGATCGAAGCCGGGCAGGGCGTGGCAGGCTCGAGCGACCAGTACGACCGCATGGCGCGGATCAACGTTCGCCTGGCGGTGCAGACGTCGACGGCGTCGGGCGAGACCTTCCTGAAGGATGCGACCGAGACCCATACCTGGTTCCGGCCGAGCCAGTACCGGATGATCAAGGACAAACAGGTCCGGCAGGTGTTTTACGACAACTTCCCCGAAGGCCTGCGGGTGACCCATGCGGGCTCGCAGCTGGCGTTTGTGCGCAACGAGAGCATGGACGACCACATTACGATCGTGCACGCCAAAGAGGGCGACGGGCAGAACCGCAGAGCGATTGGCGCGAACTACCTCCCGCTGCAGAAGATTCTGAACCAGAACATTTCGCTGCTGGTGAAGTACTTTGTCGGGTGTGTGCCGCGGCGGTTTGCGGCCGAGGGTCCGGTCGATGTGACGGCGATGAACCAGCAGGCGAACGACCCCTCGCTGACGACCGCGGTAATGCTTGAAACGGGGCAAACGATCGACTCGGTGACCGGCATCGAGAAGGTGCCGCAGCCGACGACCGGGCTGATGGAGTTTGTGCAGTGGCTGGTCGATGGCGCGCCGGAGGTAATGGATGGCGCGACGCCGGCGATGTTCGGCCAGGGCGAGACCGGCACGGTGGGCGAGGCGGAGCTGAATCGCGACCAGAGCCTGCAGGTGTACTCGCAGCCCTGGGCGCAGACGTGTATCGGGCTGGCATCCTCGGCGACGCAGGCGGCCAAGGCTGCCTCGCAGAACCGGGTGACCAACATCCGCAGCCGGACGCCGGGGCAGAACAAGCTGACGGTGGAGCTGGCGAACCTGCAGGGCGATGCGCTGTGCTCGGCCGAGTCGCTCGAGATCCCGCAGACGCTGGCCCAGCAGGAAGCGCAGATGGCGCAGCTTGTAGAGCAGAGCCCGAATGTGGAGATCTACAAGGCGATCGTGAACGATCCGCTGAACCTGCCGGTGCTGGCGGGAATGCCGAGCCTGAGCGGGCTGAATATCCCCGGTCTCGATGCAGTCGAGAAACAGCAGGGCGAGTTCGAGATCTTGACCGATGGCGGACCGCTGGACAATCCTGCTGTCCTGCAGGCGAAGGAACAGCTCGAGCAGCTGACGGCGTTGCAGCAGCAGGGCACGATCCATCCCGAGGCGCAGACGCCGGAGGGCCAGGCGATGGTGCAGCAGATCGCCGCACAGATCGCCGCGTTGACGCAGCAGATCGCGCAGATGCCGCCGCTGGTGTCGAGTGTGCCGGTGGCGCAGGATGGCAGCGAGAATCACCTGGTCGAAGCCGCGGTGGTGCTGGCGACGCTGAACTCGGCCGAGGGCCGGAAGTACAAGAACGGCGACGACGACCAGAAGGCCGTTTACCAGAATTTGAAGCTGCACTGGCAGGAGCATGAGGCGATGGCGAAGAAGCTGACGCCGGTCCAGCCGCTGCCGGTGAAGGCCACGGCCACGGTCGCGATCGACAAGCTGCCGCCGAACGTCCAGGCGCAGGCGCTGCAGGCGATGGGTGTTGCGGCAACTCCGGACGACTTCACCAACCAGAACGAACTGGTGCCGCACGAGGTGAAGGTCGAGAAGGAAGGCGTCGACGCCAACAATGTTCCGGTGAAACAGACGATCTCGACAGTAAATCCGGGCGGCAAGCTTTCGTAATGCAAGGAGACAGAGACATGGAAGTTTTGAGTGAGCTGGCCCAGCCAGACGTTTTAGCAGGGGTTTTGGAAACGATCTTTGCCGAGGGTGAGGATGCCGGCGGCGTTGGTGTGGACCTGGGCGATGGTGGCGCCGGCGGCGACGGAACTGACCTGGATACCGATCTGGGCGATGGCGCTGATGGAGCTGGCACTGGCGAGGGCGAAGAGCAGCAGGGCGCCGACCAGGAGAAGGTCGATGGCCGGCGCGGCTCGAAGGAGTTTCGCGAGGCGCTGAAGGCATGGGGCGCGACACCGGAAGGCGCGAAGTTTGCCAAGACGGCGCAGGCGGATCACTTCCGCGTGCAGGAGCTGGCAACGATCGAGCCTGGCGGCGTCTCGGCCATTCGGGAGAAGTATGCGCTGCTCGAAGCTGTCGGCGGCGCCGAAGCGGTTACGCAGATGCAGGAGCGGATCGCGGAGACCGATGCGGTCGATGCGGCACTGGCTGCCGGAGACGAGAAGGCACTCGACGCCCTGGGCCCCGACTTCGATCCCGGCCTGGCCAAGCTGACTCCGAAGATCCTCGAACGCGTGATGCGCAGCGACCCGGAGGCTTACGCGGCAGCGATTCTCCCGCACCTGATGTCGGGGCTGGCGGGTTCGCCGATGGTGGGCGACCTGAACCGCATGATCGATGCGCTGCAGGCTCCGCACCTGGACGAGAAGGGTAAGCTGGCCGCGGTGACGCAGCTGCTGGGCCGGATCGGCAAATGGTTCGAAGCCAATGAGCAGAAGGCCGGCCAGATCAAGGCCGCGCCGGTTGATAAAGAGCGGACCGAGTTCGACCAGCAACGGACGCGCTTCGAGCAGGAGCAGCAGGAGGCGCACTGGAACAACAAGATCAAGCCGGATGCGGCGCGGGCAGAGTCTGCGAAGTTCGACGAGCTGCTGCGGCCGTACATGGCGAAGCTGAAGCTGTCGCCAGCGCAGAAGAACGCTGCCTTCCTCGACTTCCAGGCGAAGCTTACGAAAGCATGCAACGCGGACCAGAACTACGGCCGCCAGCGCGATCTCTACCGCAAGCAGAAGAATCCGAACCCGGCGACCGTCATCAACTTCGTCAAGTCGCACCTGACCCAGAAGGCCAAGGCGGCGTTCGACCAGGTGAAGGAAGAGCGCGGCTGGGCGGTCCCCACGAAGAAGGCGGGGGCGACGACGCAGCAAGTAGCGGGAGCACGATCGGCGACGACGCAGACAGGCGCCGCGGCGGTGGTGGTGAGTGTGAAGCCGAAGCCGGACGAGATTGACTACCGCCGGACCTCCGAGGAAGATCAGTGGAAGGGGCTGTACACGCTGAAGACGGGCAAAAAGGTCCAGTACCGCAAACCCCCGGCCGCGTAATAGATTTCGAAGTAATAGAGTTTGAAAGTTGCACCAAGCTGGCGCATCGCCGAATCCGATTCGCACCCGGAACCTCTGACGTGCGCTGGGCCTCCTTAACTATGCGACGACGATTCTGGCAATTCGTTCATAACCGTCTCGAGCAGGCGTGGCACTGGGTGTACTACCACAAGCTCGCACCGACGAAGTCCGTCGATCCCAGCAGAGTACGTTGGTGCAGAGTGACATTTCTGACGAAGGACGGCAGAGAGATCGAGCCGTCACCGTTCACAAGTTTTGAGACATAGCAGCACCGCAACACCGAATGCCAAGGTGGAGAGAGCTACCTCCTAAAACGCTAACAACCTTCCGGCTACAGCAGCACGAGACATGAAGCAGCGATAGAGACATCGCGACGGCGCGGCCTGAACACCGGCGGCGGCCGATCTTCTTTTTCCCCGGAAGGGACACCATGGCACCTGTAACAGAATTGGCCTACGAGGCAGTCGAGCTCGAGGCGTTTGTCGACCAGATCCCCGACTATCAGGCGCGGTTCAATAAGCTGCAGGCGCGCCTGCTGAAGGATGGGACGAAAGTTCCCATCTCCAACATGACCTCCGCGGGCGGAGTGCAGCGTCAGCCGATGCGCGTCCCGTTCCGTGCGCAGGGCGGCGCTGCAATTCAGCAGTTCGCGGCCGACACCAACTCCACCATTCCGATGTGGCCTCGCGGGACTGGATCGACGACTGATGCGTTTGTCGCCGCTCCCGTTCGCATCATCAACACCTGCGAGATCTCGAACCTCACCCAGCAGGCGACCGAAGGTAAGGATCGCGGCCTGGTGAAGGTGAACAAGCAGGAGATGAAGGAGTCGCTGCTCTCGTTTGAGAACGGCATCGAAGGCCTGCTGAACGGCGACGGCTCCGGCACCATTGCCGCGATCCCGACGACCGCGACGGTCTCGAACAACTCCGGCACCGGCGCGCAGACCTCGTTTATCAGCGGCCTCAACACCGTGGCAGGATTCAGCGACCAGCAGGTGATCCAGGTGCTCCCCTCGGTCGGTGGATCGACCCGCGGCAACGCCACGATCAGCTATGTCGATCCTGTCTCGCAGACGCTGTGGTTCTCGACCGTGCTGCCTTCGACCGGCGGCGCAACCGCTGTGGGCGACCTTCTGGTAGTGCTGGGAGCGACCGGCGCTGCCGGCAGCTCGATCTACGGCAAGAACTACTGGATCGCGAACGGGTCTACCGGAACCATCGCCGGCATCAACAAGGCGCTGTACCCCGGCCGGATCTCGACACCGACCATCAACCTCGGCGGCACTGGCGCCATCACCAACGCGATGAGCCAGCGCGTCGAAGCGTTGCTCTCCCGGGCGCGCGGCGACCAGTACGACGAGAACGAGAAAGAGTTCTACTACGCGAACCCCGCCCAGGGCGTGGCGCTGAGCCAGAACTACTACAACCCCGGCTTCACCCGGCTCGATGAGGGTGGCGACGAGGTGGTGGACACCGCGAAGAAGTTCATGCAGAAGACGTGGGGCGGCCGTGAGGTCGTCTACTCGAACACTGCTGACCCGACCCGCGTCGATCGCTTCAAGCCCAGCGACTGGTATGTCGGTGAGCTCTTCGCGACCCGGCTGCACGAGTGGACTCCCGGCAACACGATTGCGCCGACCCCGGCGGTCACCTCCGGCTTCAGCTACTTCGACTCGATCACGTTCGGGTACGAATGCGGCATGCAGCTGGTGTGCTCTGACCCGAAGGGCCAGTTCTACTTCCAGAACGCGCCCGTTCCCACCATATAAACCCAGACAGCGAAGGCGCCCGTGGCAACATGGGCACCTTCGCCGGCTCTGGCGATTCTCCGCAACCCTTTCCCCTAACCGAGATGAGTTACGGACCCAGACTATCGCTTCACCGTAACGGAGACATGAGACATGGCAATTTTGACTGATACACGCCGCCCAGGACTGGGCGCGTTTTTAGAAGATCTTCCGGACCTGCGTCCGAGGAGCACGGTGCCGTTCCGGCCGGTGCTCGATCGCATCCTGGTCGAGGAGATCCCGGTGGAAGAGAGCCGGATCGTGACGCCTGGCGGCGGACTGAAACTGGAACGGTCCGAACGGTTCGAAGCCAAACCGATGACCGGCATAGTGCTGGCGGTTGGCGACGGCGTTCCCATGGCCGGTATCCTGATGCCGATGCCCTACAAGGTCGGCCAGGTGGTACGTCTCTCGGAGTACGGGCGCGAATACATCAACCTGCGCACCGGACAGAACGGCGTCAATGCGTTCCATAAGGACGAGAAGAAGACGTTTCTGATCCGCGTGGCCGACACCCACGGCGAGCTGCAGCAGTGGCCGGTATCCTGATGCCGATG